TCAAAACATGTAAAGCCTTGCAAGCCATTGTGAGGCCTTATGTGTCTCAGTTTTGTCCCACCTTGTATTATGACTTGCATAGCCAATGAAGATAAACGTGACGACAAACAGCGCAGCAGTCTTCTTTTCTTTCACACTTTCCCCAATCAGCATACATACCTTCTACCATAACTGTAGTGAATGTCTGTTATGAGCGAGAAGCGGAAGTTTATGATTGTCCTCACCTATGGCGATTTACTAGTACAAACTTGTGTTAACCATTACTGGCAATCTTTAAACTTGTACCGCCCCCTAAAGGGGAAATTATATTCTGTCATTTTTACTTAATATGCACTGCAATTAAGGAACAGCAGAACCTGATGAGGTATCTTTAGTAGTTACCAATGTATTACACATTGAATTAAAAGAGATTCTTTGAACAAGGCCGAACATCTTATGTATTCATCTTTCGATTCAGCCGTTGGAGAATCCGTTAGCCGGATTAGCCATTATATTGAGTTGCATCGGGGATTTCCCCACGTGTCTTTCTCCGATCACATTAAAAGGCGACGTAGTGAAAGAGCCGCCCGCGCGAGATCGCTTAAACTGATTTATCTTGATACGAACGCATGGAAGTGCGTATCGGACTTCAGACTGAACAAGGCGAGTCTCACACCCGCAATGAAGACGTTTGGGACAAGTATTGAACGAGCTGTTCAAACGGGGCGATTTGTTTTTCCCATTGGTCTTCCGACATACTTTGAGCTGGACTCGATGACAGACCCGGCGACAAGAGAAACACTTACTCGACTGGTTGATGAACTTTCCCAAGGGATCTGCATCACTCCCTTTTCCGAGCGCGTCGGATCTGAGTTGCGCAAACTGCGTATGAGTAAGCTGGACGAACCTGAAGGGCTAGAAGACTTCTTATGCAGTCCCATCGAGTTGATGGGAGTACCGACGATTTCCACACTCGGGTATCTCGAATCGTATGTAGATAAAGAAACCTTTAACAAGGCTGTCTTTGATGCCCTGTCAGAACTGCCATTTTCATTTCAATTAGAAATTGCACGCACTTCTCTTGGGGCGAAGTGGGATAACTCTCGTGGAATTACAGAACTCAATGACGGAAAGGCCAAACATCAATCAGAGATAGCGAACCTTAACACCGCCATATTTATTGAATTAACTGGCGGCATCACTGCATGGTTTAGAGAGGAAGGGATACCCATTTCTTTATTAGATATCAAACGATACGCACTTGAGGCCCAATACTACTGGCATAAGATGCCAGACTCACGAGCAATGCCAACGCTAAGGGTATTGAGTTCATTGTATGGGTTGATGCGATACGATCCGCAACGCCGTTACAAGAACGGCGATCCAAACGACTTTATGGTGGCAGCATCCGCACTTCCTGTAGCGGATGCTCTTTATACTGACAGAAAACTCGCCAACCTTCTGTCCGATAAAAGAATTGAGCTGAACAGATTCTCAGACTGCACTGTGGTCAGTGGGTTTGAGAACATGGCGGCACATCTCGAGGAACAACTTTAATTTTAAAAACGTCCGCTTCTGGCACAGAGCGGACGATATCACTGAGCTGAAGGTCCGCTGAGAGCGAGGAGCAGAAGTTATATTAAAAATTAATTAGCACGTTGATTTAATCACCATGAAGGATAATTAGGTTTTTTTCCTCTTAAAAGAGATACTTTGTCAATTATCTCAACAGAAGCAGTTCTATAATCCTCCTGCTGAAGTAGGTGAACTGCATAATCTCTCAATTCTTGCAAAGTGGAAAAGCCGTTACTTTCGATGAGTATTATAATTATCTTAATATACTTAAAGATTTGTTCAGAGGATTCGTTCGCGTTGACGTTAAGTTCGTAAAAATCTTTACCATCATGAACAAGCTTGTTTCTTACGTCAGTATATAACTCGTCATAAACTTCTAGGTTTTTCTTAAATTTGATTAGTGAGTTATTACATGTAAGTGCTGCAATGTAGGTCCTTTGCTTCCATCCTTTCCATTTTGGGTCAATATTAGCAAGACCATCAAGTGCAAAGACTAGGTTTAGAAATTGTGATTCTGCGCCAATTGAATAAAAAGATTGCCTACATGCCCTAACTACGGAGCTAACTAATTTTGAAAGTTCATTTTCAACGACTCCATCGTAGATAGAAGATAAATATTGCAACCCAGGGTAATACAAGCTGTCAACCTGAGGGCCTAGCCAATTATTACTCACGGCAAGGGGTCTTGATATTCCACTTATCTTAATTGGTTTAAGATGAGTCCTCTCACGAGGAATGATTTCTACATCATAAAATCCGTCAGAGCGTTGACCTGCAGGATTAGGGGTATATTCCATACGTGTAAATGAGCTGTGAGAAAATCTGACTAAATCAAGCGCATATTCAGCTATAGATAAACACATGTTTATAACATGGCTGTTATGATCAATGCTTGAATTAAGTTTTAATAAATCACTATATGGTAGGTCACAGTTAAACTGTATATACGAACCATCTTGCTCTGATAATCGCTTATGTGACTCTTCATCAAATTGTCTTCCGCAATAAAAAATATACTTTCCGATCTCGATGGTTTCCTGAATGAAAATCTTCTCAATCGGCACAATAACTATGCACTCCATATTTTTGTTTTTACCCTCTAATTCAGCTAATTCTAGGTTAGAGCTTCTTGATTTAGCTAACTCTATTTCTACCCACTCAAAGCATATTGAGAAGTCTTCTAGAATTTCGATACTGCTTTTTTGATAACTATCCTTGGTATATTTAAATGTAATGCCATCTCCTTCAGGATAGGCACTGGCCCAATATCCCATATCTCTTAACTTTTTTAGAGATGTTGAGATATCGTCGACTTTATTAATAAAATCCTCTTTTCGCCATAAAACATTGCCAGTGTAGTTTTCGTACGGTGGTATTAAACGAGCTTTCATATAACTTCCTTATTATCCAAGAGGATGTGACTGAAATTTTTATCAGACTTATCTACAATAATATAAATTGACATGAAAAATCTACTCAACAATTAACCGTTATGATTTGCTTGCGACGACTAAAACATGCCGATGGGTCGCATCCGCTCCTAGCACATAGCAGTCCTAGAGACAGTGGCGTAAAGTCATGGAGGATCGGTGGGAGGAGGCGCTAATCCTTTCATACAAAAAATATGTAAAATCAATAACGGCTGTAAATCATTCAATACTCGCACTATCGGAAGTTCACCAGCCAGCCGCAGCACGTTCTTGCATACGACGAGCCTGCGGTTTCATTTATCTCTGACCGGAAACATCTTATACAGTGTCGATACACCAACATCATAGATGATCGCTACCTTCTGGCGAGGAATTCCTGCTGCAATTAATCGTCCGGCCTGCTCCCATTGTTCTGGTGTAAGTTTGGGGCGACGTCCACCAATTCGTCCCTGTGCGCGAGCAGCTTCCAGTCCAGCTTTTGTTCGTTCAACAATCAGTTCACGCTCCATTTCAGCCAGGGCACCCATCACATGAAAGAAAAAGCGTCCCATTGGTGTGCTGGTATCAATTGAATCCGTCAGACTACGAAAGTTGATGCCTCGTTCGCGCAACTCCTCCACCAGCACGACAAGATGCCGCATACTACGTCCCAGCCGATCCAGCTTCCAGACAACCAGAGTGTCACCTGCCGATAATGTCCTGAGCAGTTTTTTCAGTCCCGGCCTTTCGGACTTTGTGCCGCTTATCTTGTCTTCAAAAATCAGCTCGCATCCTGCACAGTTCAGCGCATTACGTTGTAGATCTGTGTTCTGGTCATTTGTTGATACGCGTACATAGCCAATAAGCATGGTAGATCCCCCTGACAAAAGCAGGAATGATGCCATTTGCTCGTTATTTCTGCATTTTCATAAACGTTGGTTTTGGAGAAGGTGCTAACTGGGTTATGTTACCTGGAGGAATGATAATTCAGCGTGTTTATCTTGGATTTCCTGTCGGCACCAATGTAAGACACATAACTTTCCCCCGGTCGTTTACAACAACGAACTATTCCATCTCAATTAACTGGAATGATATCGGTACTGTAACAACTGAAACACAATCGCCAGCAAATGTGGCGGTTGTTCATCAAACAAAATCATTAACAGGGGCCAGCATCTGGCAGGCAGGTCCCGGGGGATTTAATGTGGACATTATAGCGGTGGGGTATTGATATGTACGTATGGAGCGCTAAAGCAAATGGCTTTTTCCCCATATCGGAGAAAGAAAAATTTGAGGCATCAGGTCTGTGGCCTGATGATGGTGTAATAGTCAGTGAGGAAGAACATAAAAAGTTATTTATGGATATTCCACCAGGAAAACAGATTGGAACACTGAATGGAAAACCAGCACTGATAGATATTCCTCAGCCGACCAAAAAGGAATTAATAGCTATTGCTGAAGTTAAAAAATCCCAATTACGGGAAAAAGCTGACAGTGAAATATCCTGGCGTCAGGATGCTGTTGATGCTGATATCGCAACTGATGAAGAAGCTACAACTCTCACCCAATGGAAGAAATACCGTGTGCTGCTGATGCGTGTTGATACGTCAACAGCACCCGATATTGAATGGCCTACGCCTCCGGCAGTTCAGGCCAGATGATATCCGGCGCGGTGCTGGTATCTGTTGCCGTCACCGCGTCAATGTAATCCAGCACGGCGTTAAGTCGGGTTGTTTCTGCCTGAGTCAGTTTCCGTCCGGCCTGTAATTTCAGCTGAATCAGACTAATGGAAGCCATTGCTGCATCAATCAGTGACTGGCGCTGTGCTTCTGCCGCGTCTACTGCGGCACTGTGTTGTGCCTCAGTGTCTGTCACCCATTTCTCACCATCCCATTTATCGTATGGCGTTAACGGTGAAATCGTGACATAACCGTCTTTGATGGCACCGATATAATCCACTGTAACAGCTGCGCCATTTTCGATTGAGTAAACAGTCTCATTGCGATGGTCTTCTTCATGGCGCCATCCCTTACCTGTAAATACTGCCACTCTTCCCGGAATGTTTTCGCCAGGGTCAATATCAGTGGAACAGGCGGGCATACTTACGCCAGTATTAATATATTCATCAGACCAGCCCGTATACTCAGATGTTTCAGCATCATAATAAAAACAACGCATATCGCCCGGCACTGTAGCCAGCCCATTTTCATCAAAAACAGGTTTCATTATTTAGCCCTCACCAGAAAGTTAAATGCAATATTTCGCGGTCTGACAGCAACAAAATTCACACCATCACCCACAGAGTTACTGGTGAAATTAAATCGTGAAAATCCTGGCTGATTTCCGGCGATGCCATCATGAAAGTTAATTGCGTGTCCCGCACCTTCGCCTATATTCCCGGCAAACTGAGAAAAGTTTGTAGCTGCCTGCCAGCTTAATAATTCGCGACCACCGTCTGCACCTCGCCCGTCATCCCAGATACGAATGAAATCACCGCGGGCTTCAGGTAATACCAGCGAAGGAAACACTTTCGCCAGCACAGGATAATCAGTGGCAGAGAATTTCGCGCCGTTGAACTTCAAAAACACCATACCGGACCAGCTGTCGATGACAGAATTTGGCATTGCAGCGGAGGGCCAGAAGAACGGAACGCCAATAGCTGGAGCACCTTCTCCCAAACCAAGGTTTTCGAGAGCTGTTTTCACCGTGCCATCCGATTTGATATCGCCAAACGGATTCTTGCGGCTTAACAGCAGCGCACGAAGCGCGGTAAGCAACTGGTCGTGCCGCGCCTTCTCCAGGCTGGCACCGGATGCCTCCACCACGCTGCAGAGTTCTTCCTGCAACATATCAAAGTAGTCATCATCCAGATCGGTGGCAGGTGTGCCGGTCTGGGGGTTACCACGAGTAAAACCGTTCTTACCCGCGCCGAACTTATCCTTCTGCGCGGTTTTAGTGTCTATGCGATGCATGGATTACTCCGGATATTTAAAAATTACGTAGGTATGCGACGGGCAGAGTTTGTTAAGCACACACTCGACAACGGTGTCGCCCCATACCACACAGCCGGGATCGACGGGCAGCAGTTCAGCCACTTCGCCAAATGCTTTCACTTTGTAGGCGTAAAAGTTTCCCCGCAGGCACAGACAGGTGACCACCAGCTCCCAGAACTCCTGCGGCGTCATATAGCCATTGGGATGCGTGGAGATCAGCTTATGCAGACGTTCGCCGGTGGCCCTCTGTTTCAGGCTGCCGTTCAGGTGATACAGATTGCAGGGCAACATCCCGACCGACTCTGCCAGCACCCTGACGCAGGAAAAAACCGCCGTCAGTCGCATGGCCCGCTGGCTACTGATCTGCTTTCCGGTATAGGTGTCGTATGACAGCCCGATAGCATCCGCCAGCTCTGCTGGCGTGGTCACCGGCGCGTCACTTTTTCGTTGAAATAATCCCGAAAAGAACACTATTTACCTCCGCCGACAGACGGCTGTGTACGGTCGAGATATCGCGCCACCAGCCACGACCAGAACAGGCACAGCACCCCGGCAACAACAAAACCCGCCGGGGGATAAATCAGCCAGGCTCCATACGCCAGCAAAAGCGCACCCAGCACGCCCACCAGTGGCGCGAGAATTATCAGAAACATAATGACCTCGGTTAAAGCGAGCGGATCCCATAGGACTCAATGTGGTCAGACAGCGTGTCTTCTTTCTCGTATAGCATGGCTCTGCCAACCGCCATAATCAGCGCAACTGCACCATCGATTTTGTTTTCCGCCTGCTCTTTGACGGGCTTCACCACATCATCGTTACCCGGAATGGTTTTGCCGACCACGTTGCCGATACACCAGGTCATGATGGGATTGCCATCATGATGAAAGCGCCCCGATTCAATTGCCGCTTCCAGCTCTTTCATCGGGTCGGACATGTTGGTGTAGTTCTGAATGATAGTGATGGGGTTCAGGTCTTCATCAGCAAGGTCATGTGACAACCCGGTCGCCCCGAAGGGGTCGATGGGTGACTCACTGACCGGGCTGATTTTGTTCGCCGCTTTGGCCTCCTCGAGGATGTAGCGATAATCCACCTCCGCACCATCGGTAACGGTCAGAACGCCCATTTCCACCCATTTCTGAAAGCGTTCGGCTGTCCGTCGATCTTCATTTTTCTCGACGCTGTACACCGTGTCATACGGTACCCAGAAACGCGGGGCCACACTGTAGTAATGCGTTTTACCGTCAATCTCGCGGGTATAAAGTCGCGCCATGCTGTTCATATCCAGCTTACGCGCCAGGTCAAAGGCCAGAATGCACGGCTGCCCCTCGAACTGCTCAAGGGTCAGTGATTTATCCTCGCAGCTCTGCCAGCTCACCAGGTTGAAATACGCCGAACGCGCCGACACCCAGATATTGAGGTGTTTTGTTTTAAAGACGTTTGCCAGACGGGCGTTATTTTTCGCACGCTGCTGCTGACTTAACAAAAATTCGCGATAAACCGACACGCCAATATTTGGATTGGCTTTTTCCAGCACCTGCGGGTCGGTCCAGTCGTCACCTTCATCAACGGTATAGATGATCCCGAACAGTTCATCGTTAGGCACCGAGCCGTTGAGCATCTCGATGACTTCCCGCCGTTTGTCGTAGCACGGCCCCTCAATGTTGTACCCGGCGGTAGTGATAGCCCACATCAGTGGCTGACGTCGCGCCCCCATCCCGGTAAGCATCGTGGTGTAAAGCGCATCTGTGGCGTGCTCGTGATATTCATCCACCACCGCACAGTGGGGTGATGAACCATCACCGGGGTTACCGATCAGCGGTTCAAAACGCGCACCATCCTCCGGACGGTTCATGTTTGAGGCGTTAACCTCAATCCCGAACGCTTCCGTCAGCATGGGTGTGCGTTTACACATCAGTCTTGCCGGACGAAAGACTTCCCATGCCTGTTTCTCCGTCGTGGCACCGGAATACACTTCCGCGCCGAACTCGTTATCACAGGCAAAACAATACAGGGCGACACCGGCAGAGATTGCCGATTTGCCGTTCTTACGGGGAATTTCGGTATACACCTCCCGGAAGCGGCGCAGCCGGGAGCCTTTATTGACCCAGCCAAACGCGCAGCAGATCACAAAGAGCTGCCACGGCTCCAGCGTGATGGGCATCCTCTTAAATGCCCACTCACCCTTGGTGTGCGGCAACAGCTGAATAAATTTGGCGGCCCGTTCAGCCAGGTCCTTGTCGAAGCGGTAACGAAACGACTTACTTTTTTCCGCCATCAGGTCATCAAGATGGCGCTGGCAGGCCTGAATCACAAACTGGCAGGCCACAATCTTTCCGCGCACGACATCCCGGGCATACTGATTGGCAGCATTTACGTTGGGGTAAGATTTCCGGCTCATGATTCGATGATTTTCAGAAACGGGTTAGTGGCTTTCTTCTTCCCCGCCAGGCCAATCAGACGCTGGCGGCTGCTGGGGTCGAGTCCGAGCATTGCCCCCGTACTGCTCATCTCGGACTCCTGTTCTTTTTTGGCGGTCAGCTCCGGATTTTTGACCATACCGCCCATTGCACCGGTGATGGTGTTGCCCTGTCTGGCAATATTTTTCACGGCACGTCGCCAGAACTCGTAGGCCACGCACCACCGCTCAAGAACCGCGAGGTCAGTCACGCACAGCAGGCCCTGACCGCAGAGTTCTTTAGTTGTCAGTTGCCACATGATCGTGGCGAGAGGGAGATCTTCTTCAGCGAACCACTCCGGTGGCTCAACACCTTTGATGGGCGTAAAAACAGGTTCATCTTTATTCAGGGCTCGCTTGCCGGGGTTTCCGGCCAGCGCCTTGCGCGCCGTTGGCTTGGGGCGACGCCCGGAACGCCCCGCCGTTCCAGCCATATGCGGCACTCCTGGTTAAATTTCATTTTTCGCGGGTATAAAAAAACGATGGGGCGGGCAGTCCGGAAGACGTCAGGCCGCAGGGATTTGACCCGCCCCTCCCCTCAAGCAGTTGAGAATTATTATCACTTCAACCGTTCACGGGCCGTCTTCGCCTTATGACACGGCCAGCACAGACTCTGCAGATTACGGTCGGCATCAGTGCCGCCATGCGCTTTAGGAATGATGTGGTCAACGGTTTTCGCCTCGCGCACCACACCGGCACGCAAACACAACTGACACAGGCCTTTGTCACGCTTCAGCACACGCGCGCGGATAACGTCCCACTTCGAACCATAACCGCGCTGATGACGGGATTGTCCTGGCTTGTATTGCTTCCAGCCTTCGCCTTTGTGTTGCTTGCAATAACCTGACGGGTCTGTGGTTGTCGATCGGCAGCCGCGAACACGGCAGGCTTTTGGTGTTCGTGGTGGCATTGAAATATTCTCTCTGATACTGCTCGCACGATATGCATAAAAACCTCCAACAGGCGGTTTATGTGTAGACGTATCTCAGTACTTAAATAAGAATTTGCTATTACTTTGAAATTGAGATGGTGTGGTTGCAATCGGACTAGATGTCGCAGCTATCTCTTCAAGTAACTCAGCTTTCCAGACATGCCCTAGTTGCAAAGATTCACTATGCGACACTTTGTATTCTGCAGCACTAACGACTTGTTCTAAGAAAAGATCACTGTTTAGCATTTGCATACTTGCATAAACGCCAAGGAAATGAATTTTCATTCCCATATCCATGATCATATTCCCTTCTTTTGTAAGATAACCACTGTGCGTGACATAGAATGCCGGAGAGCCTGACATTCCAGGGAAAGCAGAAATATCGACAACTATTAATTTCTTCCCATCGAAATCGATATCTGGCTCACTCGCTAAGCTTCCTGTTTTCCATATTGGAAGGTAGTGAGTCGTGTCATGATAACCATGAGGATATCCAATCATTACAACAGGAGATGAGGGGTTTATCTGGACATTAGGCAGTGTCGTTGTTTTTGAGACTACTTTTACTCCTGTGTTTACAAACAACTCTTGAGGCAAAGGCATCAAGATAATGTCTGCCTCTTTATCTGTGGGGTGCTCCAACCACAGCGGTGAACCATCTTTAAACAGAGGCATCGTATGTTTGAATAGTTTTCCGGTTTTATCTCTCAGCTGAATATCAATACTATCGCCTATAAATGGCTTTACACCCCTTTCGGATGGGCTGATTCCAGTTATTACATGATAGTTAGTTGCAAGGAAAATGAAACCATTGCTATGTTGATAAAAGAACCCAGTACCTAACGACTTTGACTCTCCATTAGACCTCAAAATTACTAAAGTAGTTACCAGAGATAGCGGCTGTACGTTTTGCATAAAATTCATCCAACATGAACTTCGATATAGGTTGTAAAAGCATACAATCATTCCAGAAAATTCTTAACCAACTATTTCCGATATATGAATCGCCAATTCCGATCTAGCTATATAACCTCACTTTTCAGCAGAGTTTTTCTCCGAAAGCAGGTGCTCACTCTTTCTAATGTCTAACTTATCCCTATTACAAGACGCCAGCGCCGACAACAGGCTTACGTTCAAATCCAGGCTCCCACTCCATGTCAGCGGGTCGGGGATAGCTGGTTGCGGAGTTTCAGCGGTCAGATTCGCTAGTAGTGGTACCGCCGAAACTGGTACGTAAACTGTCCGCGTACCGGCGCAGCCGTTCAGCTGCACGAGCAGGAACAGGACGGGCAGCGCAATCATCATTCGCAAAAGCCATTTTGATATCAGCCTGGGTTCTCTGTGACTCCAGTGCGATCTGCTGTTTTGCATGCTGGTTAGCCTCCAGTACTGTATTGACGATTTGTAGTGATTGCAGGACGTTATTAGTAATGGCAGTTGCCGATTTGGCATTTTGTACAGCCTCATCAGCACGTTTCTTTTCGTGCTGATATTTGCTGTAGTAGTGGTTGGTTGACCAGATGAAAGAACAGACGACAGTTAAAAGGAAAGCAGCGATAATCAGCTTATAGCTCAACTTCATTTACCACCCCACCAGCCTCTTTAAACCTGGCAATCAGGTCACCGATTTTATGTTCATACTGACCATAACCAGCGCCCGGCAGTGAAGCCCAGATATTGCTGCAACGGTCGATTGCCTGACGGATATCACCGCGATCAATCATCGGTAAAGCGCCACGCTCTTTAATCTGCTGTAATGCCACGGAGTCCTGGCTTCTGGGAGAGAAGTCTTTCAGCCCTAGCTGCTTGCGGTAGGCATCCCACCAACGGGAAAGAAGCTGGTAACGTCCGGCTGCTGTTGATTTGAGTTTCGGGTTTAGCGTGACAAGTTTGCGAGGATGATCGGAGTAATCAGTAAACAGTTCACCACCGACAATGACATCATAACCGTGGTTACGTGTCGGTTGTCGCCCGTTATCCGTTCCTTCTGACCATGCAACCATATCCAAGAAAGCTTTACGCTGGGAATTTAGTGCCTGCATAAATTACTCCTTCGAGCTACCAAATTTGTTACCGATTACTCGCATTGCAGCCCCACGAATTGCATCGACACCAATCAGCCCAACACCGCCACCAATGGCAACAGAAAGAGATTTAGGCCATCCGACATACTCAAGAGCGGATGCAAAAGTCAGCGTCAGAGCACCACAGAGCAAAATCTCGAGCGTTTTTCGTTTCCAGCCACCACCACCGCCAAAATAGGCAATGCGCAAGCCAGCCATAACGATCGACATAATCACTGCGCCCAGCGGTGTGTCTCCACGCCACCAGCTCTGGAACAACTCCAGCCAGGTATTTGGGTTATGAGGCATTTGTAGTTATCTCTCACCTCGCTGATACAGCAGGTGCAAATTGAGGGAACATCATGTACAGCAAATTAGAAGCGGAAACGTCAAAGAAGCCGAACCAATGGATAACTGCGGAATAGACCAGGACCAACGAATCCCCAGCCCCAGAAACGACAAAACCCGCTCGACGGCGGGTTTAAGCTGTGTGGCGAAGTAACCACTCTTAACACGATACAATAATTTTTGCGTACGCGTTAGCGTTTTTGTAAGATTAACAAATAAATCGAAAAATCATAATCGGATGATTTCATGGCAAAATTAAATGCTAGCGAAAGACTCGTTACTCATCATAGTCTGACCATTGACACAAAGTTTAGAACCAAGGCAACACAAGAGGTAAAAGCCCAGTGTATATGTCCTGTTCCGGAAATGTACATGCTTGCCCCATTGATTGTTAAACAAAAGGGACTCGTTCATTCATATGATTCTGGGAATATTGTAGTTACTCTCCAAGATGTACAACTTTATCCTTTACTTCCAGATAACTCACCCACGCATATTGTCCTTCTTATTAATAGTGTTGATAAAAATGGAAGTACTACCGTTGTAAAAAATATAAATACTAATGAACGCGTTGAAATCCAACCAAAATATGAACAAGGTGAAGGCTATGAAGTTTCTACCTATGTTGTCATATCATTAAATGGAAATAAAAGAACCTATGATATGATTTGTACATCTACCCCAGGTGTATCTACGGCCCGGTTAAATAGTTTTTTAGACAAAATTCTCTTTGAAGTGGCGAAAGACAATGAAGACTTATTTACCGCAAAACATCCAACTAACGTTATTTCTGCAACATCAAAAAAAGAAGTAAAAATACGATACAAACCAATATTTGAATTTACAGGAATGTTAGACAAGGAGCTTTTTAATAAAATAAGCCAAAAAGGATTATCAGATGTCATATTAGTCAAGGATCAATTCGGAACAATTAATGCTCCTGATGTTAACTCACCTTACATTCCGACTGAAAGTACATTAAAATTACTTCCAAATCATGGTGACAATGTTATTGGATGGATTAAAAATGTAGCATCTCATTTCAATAAAAAAATGAATGGTGGTTATGATAAATTAAAGGTTAAATTCCAAGATCCTGAAACAAATAAACCAAGGCAGGTTGATTTCAAAACCTCAAACATCAATCTTAATAATTTAGAAAAAACATTTATTAAGAAAAGCATTATCGATAACTTTAATTCGCGCCTGAAGGATTCATATGTTAAAATTGAGCTAGAGTTTGTTGTGAAAATGATAGATTTGATGTGAGGTTATTATGCCAATACTTTCAGTTTTCTCTCATCTAGGCAAGCCGTTTGGATATCTTTTTATTAAAGGTATTAGCGGCAAAGCTGCATATGATTGGGTAGCACCAATTCTACTTACTTCTATCACAGCAGTACTTTTCATTCTATTAAAAATCCCTGTCAAAGATTTATTTGATGACAATGGTTTCATTAAATCAATCGTTTCATTTATCTCTAACCTACCAGGGTTTTATATTGCCGCTCTGGCCGCCATAGCAACTTTCAATAGAGCTGAGATTGATTTACCATTGATTAGCAATGAAAGAAATGCCTCTATTGAAATAAAAGTAACAAAAGAAAATGGAAAAGTAGTAAATTCAGAGGAGGTTCTGACCAGACGATTATTTCTTTGCATGCTATTCTCTTTTTTAACAGCATTAAGCATTGTTATAATAATACTTAATGCTATATTTTCACCATTAATCAATGTCTATCAAAACAGTTTTGTTTTAATGGTTTATACTGTTGTATTTACTTTCCTCGTTTGGCAACTCTTAGTATCAACTTTCTTTGGATTATATTATCTCGGAAACAGAATTCATATGAATTATTAAGCCCTACAGGGGCTTAATAATCAACAAAATACCTTCAATCACTCCTATTGCTGCTTGAAGTTGTTTTCTGATTGACCCGTCAGAGCATTTCCGTTTCTTTGCTATTGAACGGAGTGAAATACCGATAACAAAGTGAGCAATGATCAGTTCATATTCTTCTGGCTTATATTTCCGCATTCGCGCAACACAGCTGTCAATCATGATTCCTTCATCATCATCGCATTGTTGGCGTGTTTTCTTTCCATGAGGTAGTAAACCTTTAAACCCTGCAGCAACAGGCTGCCAGTCCACACCACTGTTATCTGCTGCAGCCCATGCTCCCCAGCGGTCCAATACTTCATACATATCACGCATCAACCTTCTCCACAAAATCAGGCCAGCACGCCAATTGCCAGCGCACGATCGATAAAACGAAATATCAGCTCCAGCTGGGAGCCATACTTCTCTTCAAATACCACGGTATCCGCATGCAGCTCGTCATGATGCTTTCTGCACAAAGGCAACACAAAGAGATCATGCGCTTTTGTACCCATTCCCCCCTGACCGTGGCCTATCAGGTGGTGGGGATCATCAGCAGGCTTTCCACAACATGCACACGGCTGCGTCTTAACCCAGCGCGTGTACTTTTCATTAACCCAGCGGCGACGTTTTGGGCGTAACATAAAAGACTCCGGCGACTCCGGATCCACTTTCAGCGCCAGCACCTTTTTCGCCTTATCCTGGATGATGCTGGTGGCAGGAACCGAAGGCACAAGGTCACTTTCCCGGGTAACAGACGGCACAACAGGCTTCGGTAATCTCAGTGCCTTACGGGCTGCACTTTCCGGTAAGGCATCAGCCAGGTCATTACGAACCAGCCACCAGCACAGTTCCGGCATTGTCACAACGTGACTATCATCAAAACCGAGATCCCGACGCACGACAGACAACACCCAGCGGGCACAGTTATCCGTTGCCATTGATTCCAGCCGTTCCGTGAACTGATCGCGCAGCTGGTTATCGCAGTGCCAGCACAGACGAATTGCGCCCGGAGCGTGTCGCATTGTGGTCATGTTCTCGCTGTGCCAGTCGGAATGAGGCCACTGGCAGCCTTTTTCACGAAGTAACCAGCTTTCAAGACATTCCACGCCACCAGCACGACGGATCACTGCCTCATTGCGGAACACGGCCCGAACGGCAGGATCATCCGCCAGCGGTTGTGATGCAGCCGGAACGGCACCACTGGCGAAAGATGAATAACGTTCCGGCTCAGGCTCCAGCAGGACACGCCCCTGCATAAACAGGGGCATCAGCTCTGAACCTGGCCTGAACAATACGATCCCCATACGCGGGGCAATATCAGGGGTCAGTAGTGCTCTCACGGTCACCTCAATGAACGGTATCGAGCAGCTTTAACAGCTCAGGGAATCGGGATTCGAAGAAGTGCGGCTGCGTCTCGCGCGGATTTGCGGGACTGGTGATGTTCTTGCCGAACATGCAGCCTTTCGGTGTCAGCGACCAGAATTTTTTGATGTTGTTAATCGCGGTACGGCTGTATCGTTCGCGTTGTTCAACGATCCCCAGCTTCGCCATCTGGTGATATGCCTGATTAGCCGTCAGGCGGATACCATACTGTTTCAGCAGTGCACTCAGCGACAGCGTGGGGCGGCTTGAGCCATCAGGCGCGTCAGCAGGAGCATCAATGGCATAGCGCGGTGCCAGATTCGGTAAGCCAACAGCCTCCTGGAGTTTCTGACAGGCCCCAAGCACAGATGAGTTAGACAGGTTTAACTCCCGGCGCATAAAGTCCAGCAGAATCACGCCAGCCTGCATCTTGTCAGCAGCCTGCCCGGATAATTTTTCCGGTGCGCTGGTTACCATATCGAAAGTACGGATCACCTTCAGATGGAATGACGGGCTGATCCACATTGCATAGGCATACACCAGTTCTTTGCAGACATACGTCCCCTGGTTATTTCCGCCACGACTAACGTTAACTGGCTCTATATTGACCGAGTTGCAAATCTGCAACTCGCTTATTAAACGTTCGGTTTGCTCATTGCGGAGCCAGAATGCAGGCTTATGCTTATCCAGAGAACCAGCAGCCCTGTGCAGATCGTTCAGGCTGTAACGCCCATAAGCATCACGACGAACTTCAATGCCATCAATGACCATCAGATTATTCATACTTCGTTTCTCCTCTTGATCAGGCGGCTGCACCCGCCGTTTTCTCGTACTTACTGATAGTGATCTCGACCTTCCCTTCCGGGATAACCGGTCCCCACTCCACCAGCATTCTTTTCACCTGACTGTCGTCTTCCCACACACCCGCGTGGGTCAGGGCGTCAAACAGCGCCTTGTTATAGTTGTCCAGATCGCGGATCCGGTTATCCGGAGGAAACAACACGATCTCCACTGAAGCAGGTGCCGACGTTGGTTTCGGCAGACGACGTAACTGCTCAACTATTGCTGCGCACGCCGCGCTCTGGAATTTTCGCCCCGCCGCGCTTATCAGACTCTTACCAGCAAACGCCCCTTTGTTGGGGTGTCGCCAGTACGTGTTCACGCTGGGCGGAAAAGGCAGTATTAGCTTCATACTTTCAGGCCCCTCTCATGTAACCAGTGGGCTGCACGCAGCCTGGCGTTTGCCTCACCGGCAAGCAGTGCGCGGATAATCCCGACCGCCTCGCTGTCGTCGTCCTTCACCGCGGTATGAAGAGTGATACCCCGGGCCACGCCACGCTTTATCGTGATGACACCTTTTTTCTCCAGTGCGCGAAGATGCTCCACCGCTGCATTCACCGAACGGTATCCCAGCATGGTTGCCACCTCCTGATTGGTTGGCGGAAAGCCACGCTCTTTCTGATAAGAAATCAGCATATCCAGCACCTGCTGCTGGCATTGAGTTAACGTCGTCATTAAGCCCCTACGTAATTCCCTGACAGATACCACTCTTCACCCGATACAGCGCGCTTGCTGCTTTTCCGTAAACACCGCTCACGACGCGCAAGAAAATTGTTTCGCTCTTGCTGGGAGTGGCTTTCACGGAATGCCGCCATCCACACGGTTGCAGCACGACGGTATAAGCCCCTGGACTCCAGTTCTTCAGCCTGGCGGGTCAGGCACAAAATCACCCGTGGATCGTTAGTGCCGACATAGAAATTGCGCACAGGTCTGGTTTCTCGAACTGGTTGTGGTTCCGGTTCCTGCGCTCTCTCAGTCAGGCGCGGGAAATGTCTGCGTGTATCTCCTTCACAACGGTGAGCCACACGCCCACTCTGACGTAACTTGCTTGCTGACTGCAGAACGCGCTGCCGTGAGTAACCTGCAAAAGCATCCGCAATGTCTCCGGAAGTACATCCCGGATGGGCTTCAATGAATTTCTGAACTTCATTCAAAAGACTCATGATCACCCCCTGAATCCTGCCGGGATCTGGCTGTAGTCCACGTTGTCGTAACTGGATTTGAAGTACGGGTCTTCGCGTTTTTCGGTGTACGTGCTGACGGACGGTGATAAGCGCAGGGAAAGCTCATCCCATTTTTCCCGCAACTTCGACGGGCTGAGCACGTTACGGCACCAGAACGGATCGCGGCTGACGCGGCTGTACATCTCGCAGATTTGTTTGTGAGTACGACCATCCTGCACACACATCAGGCGAATTTCGTTTGCCCAGGCTGTCCAGTTCGGTTCTTTGGGACGAACCACCTCGCCGTCACATTCGGCGGCTTGCTCGTACAGGGCGATGATTTTTTTCCAGAGCCACTGTGCGCAGGTCAAATCATCCTGCGTTCCCCACTGGCGCTTTTTAGGGCTGAATACAACCGCATCAGGATGGCGAGTTAAAAAATCCTGTTCATCCGTCTGCGTGTCCGGTTGCGAAGCGTCCGGACGAGAAGGTTTTTTATCTGACGGATCATGTTTTGATTTTACTGACGGATCCCCGCCAGATTCTGACGGGTGAAAACCCGCTTTTTTGCCAGATTTCGACGCATCAAATTTTGACGGGTCAGATTTTGATGCGTCAGATTTTGACGGGTCAGAATCTGACAGTTGAGAAAATGCCGCTGCCTGAAGCTTCGCAACGTTAAGCTGATAAACATTCGACGCATTGCGGTTACCCTGGCGACGCGCCTTACGCGTTAACCAGCCTTCTGCTTCCAGCCGTGCGATAGCCGTCCTGACGGTACTCATCCCCGCGCCAATCTGACGGGCAATGGTTTCAATTGATGGCCAGCACACACCTTCGTCATTACTGAAATCAGCCAGGCGGGCCATAATTGCCACGCTGGATAATTTCATGCCTGATGCAGCGCAACCATCCCATACATAGCCGGTTAATTTAGTGCTCATGACCGACCTCTATTTCCCTGAATTTACGACGAAACTGTTCGAGCGGGCTGAAGCACTCATGCTCATAGCCTTCGCGGAGGTAGATAACTCGTTGTGTTTCCGGCTCCCAACGAATGACTCTGACGGGCACTCCGTAGTGATCTTTGAACCAGCGGTTAACTTGTCGCAAAGGACTGTCTCCTTCTGCCGGTTGAAATCACCCACAGCCCACTCAGCAAAGCTGTGGGTTACAATTTCCCTGTCACCTGGTACATTTACTGCGTAGCAATACTCCACCTTCGCTTTTCCACCCGGTACAGGAAGCGCAATCAGTTGCGAGCGACGGTAGTGTGTTGTTAAACTGTTCATGCGTTAGTTTCTCCACAGTCACGACACGCCACGGCGCCCGGAGCTGCACACTCGCGGGCGTCACTACTTTCTGAAACGCAAAAGATTTTGTAGACCAGTGCTGCATGCTCCTGCAGCTTCGAAATTGAGAGGTACAGCTCGTCGTTAATTGCTGTCTTCTCATGCGGTTCCACTACACCGTCTTCAATTGCTGAACGAATCTGTTTTGAATAACTGCCGATCTGTTCAATGACCTCCAGCAGGCGTTGGTTGATATCGGCGTTGTCCACATCCTCGACATCAGGAAGAGACACAAAGACGCCATTTGCAGACTGCGCCACAGCGTCAGCAATGAAGTGAGTTCCACCAGCACGTTGCAAAATCATTGCCCATCCCAGCGGGAAAATCTGATCGCCATCGGCACGAAGGCGGTTAAATAATGCGTTCTCTGTTACATCCAGCCAGTCAGCAGCTTCAGCGTACCCCCCCGGCAACGCTGCGATAGTTTTTCTGACAGCTTTCACGTACCACTCAGGCTGTTTTTCTACTTTCCAGTGATGCTTACCCACGGTTCACCTCCTGTTCCTGTGGTTTAAACCCATTCTGGTTTTGGCTAGATTGAAAACGTGCCGGATAAAGAATCTGCATTTCGCTGACTTCACCCTTAAAAAAATTGGCTAAACGTTCTGCAAGCTCGATAGATGGAATCTGCTCCAGCCTCTCAATACGACTCAACGTCGCTGGATTGACTTGAACACCCGCAGCAACATGCTGCAAAGTGAAACCATGCGCCTTACGCACATTTCGTAATGGTGATTGCATACGCCCTCCAAATATTGCGCGTTATGCATGTTATTTCACGCAATTATTTTGCGCAAGTTGATTTGCTTATCACGCAATAAAGAAATGTAATAAACGCATGAACATAGGAAACCGAGTCAGACAACTTCGCCAAGCGAAGAACATGAAAATCGCCGATCTCGCTGAAGCGATAGGAGTAGATGCGGCGAACATCTCGCGCTTAGAAACGGGTAAGCAAAAACAATTTACCGAACAAACACTGAGTAATATTGCCAAGAGCTTAGGTGTTGATATTGCTGATCTCTTTACCTCTGCCCACAAAAGTAATACTGTATATAAAAACAGTAATAATGAGGATGTTGCGCAGGTGAAGGATGTGTTCCGTATTGAAATGCTGGATATCAGTGCCAGTGCGGGAAATGGCCTTATCCAGGGCGGTGATGTCATTGATGTGATTCATGCCATCGAATACAGAACTGATAATGCTGTATCAATGTTCGGCGGACGACCAGCCAATCACATCAAAGTTATCAACGTTCGTGGGGACAGTATGTGTCCAACCATTGAGCCAGGAGATCTCATCTTCGTTGATGTCAGCATCAATCAGTTTGATGGTGATGGTATATATGTCTTTGGTTTTGATGACAAAATATACGTTAAAAGACTTCAAATGATTCCTGACAAACTGCTGGTGATTTCTGATAACCAGATTTACCGTGAATGGGGAATTACTAGCGAAAACGAACACCGATTCATGGTCTTTGGAAAGGTCTTAATCAGTCAGTCGCAAACCCTTAAGAGACATAATTAACCTCAATATCCCATCCATCGGCCACCGAAAGGTGGCTTTTTATTACCTATAAATTTGCATATCTCGCAAATATCACTTGCATATCTCGCAATTTAATTTTATCTTTTGTTCCAGACCAACTACAGGATTACAACAAAATCTGGTTGCAACACGGTGCATGTGTCGTAAGCAGTCAGTAAATGTCAAAAACGAACAGGCAGGACGCCCACGAAGTAGCCGCCTGGGGCATATGAAGTCCAGGATGATTCGTTGAGTCATGTTGTGCCACTAGGCACTCATGTTAAAGCAGGTGTATGAAATGAAAGTCCAGATTTTAAACAATAACTGTGAAGTCGTTTGGTCATACGACATAGCCGCCCCTGTAGATCAGAGCGGCGATAGCTGGACCAATGGGAAACATCAGATTATGGCTGGAGTTGTGTTCTCTTTACGCCGTGCTTTGGAACAGGCTGAAGTATTTCCATCAGACCCTGAATGGAAATGGCCTTTTTCTATTTGTCCAAATTCGGAGAGCACATTTCAGAAAATTGGTCAGAAAGTCGCACTCGAAGAGCATCAGCCAACTGTTTCCTGATTTTTTCAGGTAACTCGTCGGCATCGCAGAAACAACAACGCTCGATCATGTTGAAAGCCGATTCGTAGAACTGTTTCTGCTGAGTGTCGCTGAGACAGGAAAAGAGCGACGTTACGATGATTTTATTAATTGCATTATCAAGTTCTTTTTCATCAAAAGTCATTTGATTTTCCTTTTATGTATACGGGCTTAAAAGGATACCACCGAGCCTGAAGTGGTGAAAAGACAGGCACATAACAGCTAAGTATTTTCAACCAAAGAGAATCCTTAGCGTTGTGGTGAATGCGGCTCAGCGCACGCGGGTTAAGGTTGAGGCTGACAGTCGACCTTCTGTGGATACCCACCCGCCTGGTGTGCAACCTTCGCCAGGCACCGGGAGGCACCCGGCACCACAACTTTATGCTGTGTGTAGTCCTGGCGGTACCAGCTTGTACCCTTGCTTCCGGCTGGTACCGTCCTTTTTACAAAACAGAGAAGAGCATCACCGGACGACGGGCTCATAACCCAATCCATCCGGGCGGCTGCCACCGCAGGTGTTCTTCTCTGTTTTGTGGAGAAACTAATCGGCCTTGCAGGGTCGATATGATGAGGAGCAGCAAAATGGCTAGCGAACGCAGTACTGATGTGCAGGCATTTATCGGGGAGCTGGACGGCGGCGTATTTGAAACCAAAATCGGCGCAGTTCTCAGTGAAGTCGCTTCCGGTGTGATGAACACAAAAACCAAAGGTAAGGTCTCACTCAACCTGGAAATCGAACCATTTGATGAGAACCGTGTGAAAATCAAACACAAACTCTCATATGTTCGCCCGACTAACCGTGGGAAAATTTCCGAAGAAGACACCACCGAAACGCCGATGTATGTTAATCGCGGTGGTCGCCTGACTATTCTGCAGGAAGACCAGGGACAATTACTGACTCTTGCCGGTGAGCCTGACGGAAAACTCCGCGCAGCAGGTCGTTAATATCGTTCTTAATAAACTGATTATTTATCTCATCACTGAATATCTTTATATAGTGAGGACTTATTATGTCTCAGAACTTAGACGCAACCGCAATTAATCAAATCCATGCCCTTATTTCTGCTCAGGGTGTTAATGAAATTATCAGTAAGATTGGTGCCGATGCTGTGGCATTGCCTGAGAATTTCCGCATTCATGATCTGGAAAAATTTAATTTAAATCGCTTCCGTTTCCGTGGTGCGCTTTCCACTGCCAGCATCGATGACTTTACCCGTTATTCTAAAGATCTTGCAGATGAAGGCACCCGCTGCTTTATCGATGCCGATAATATGCGTGCCGTCAGTGTGCTTAACCTGGGTACTATTGATGAGCCAGGTCACGCAGATAACACTGCCACTCTCAAACTGAAAAAGACAGCACCGTTCTCTGCTCTGTTGTCTGTTAACGGCGAGCGTAACTCCCAGAAGTCACTGGCAGAATGGATCGAAGACTGGGCCGACTACCTTGTGGGCTTTGATGCTAATGGTGATGCCATTCAGGCAACAAAAGCGGCTGCGGCAATCCGTAAAATCACGATTGAAGCAAACCAGACCGCTGATTTTGAAGATAATGACTTCAGCGGCAAACGCTCCCTGATGGAATCTGTCGAAGCGAAGACCAAAGACATTATGCCAGTGGCATTTGAATTTAAATGCGTTCCGTTTGAAGGTCTGAAAGAACGTCCGTTTAAATTACGCCTCAGCATTATCACTGGCGATCGTCCTGTACTGGTTCTGCGCATTATTCAGCTGGAAGCGGTGCAGGAAGATATGGCTAACGAATTTCGTGATCTGCTTGTTGAGAAATTCAAAGACAGCAAAGTAGAAACCTTTATTGGTACTTTCACCGCCTGATTTCATTACTGCAAATGCCCCTGCGGGGGCATTTATGGAAACGTAATTAACTCAATAATCACCGGATGGTGAGGGCTTCCTTTTACCCAAACTCAGCGCGGTGCAGCGCATATACGTGGAGAACAAAATGTCATTTATTAAAACTTTTTCCGGGAAGCATTTTTATTATGACAAGATAAATAAAGACGACATCGTGATTAACGATATCGCGGTTTCCCTTTCAAATATCTGCCGCTTTGCCGGTCATCTTTCTCACTTCTACAGTGTCGCCCAACATGCGGTGCTTTGCAGCCAGCTGGTGCCACAGGAATTTGCTTTTGAAGCGTTAATGCATGATGCAACAGAAGCGTATTGCCAGGACATCCCCGCACCACTGAAACGCCTTCTTCCTGACTATAAACGGATGGAAGAAAAAATAGATGCAGTAATCCGTGAGAAATACGGGTTACCTCCTGTTATGAGTACGCCAGTGAAATATGCCGATCTCATTATGCTGGCAACCGAACGCCGTGATCTCGGGCTTGATGATGGCTCTTTATGGCCTGTACTGGAAGGTATCCCGGCAACAGAGATGTTCAAAGTTATTCCACTGGCACCGGGCCATGCCTACGGGATGTTTATGGAACGCTTCAACGAGTTATCGGAATTACGCAAATGTGCATAACTCATGTAGTTAGTTTTTCTGGCGGGAGAACATCCGCATATCTTGTTCACCTGATGGAAGAACAAAGAAAGGCTGGCAATAACGTCTGCTACATCTTTATGGATACCGGTTGCGAACATCCGCTGACATACCGCTTTATCCGGGAGGTTGTGAAGTTCTGGGACATACCACTAACTGTGTTACAGGTCGATATAAATCCTGAGCTTGGGCAGCCAAATGGTTATACAGAATGGGAGCCAAAGGATATTCAGACACGAATGCCGGTGCTTAAACCGTTTATGGACATGGTTAAAAAGTACGGCACGCCATACATCGGCGGCGCGTTCTGTACTGACAGGCTAAAACTCATCCCTTTCACGAAATACTGCGATAACCATTTCGGGCGAGGTAATTACATCACATGGCTGGGTATTCGTGCAGACGAACCCCGTAGGCTGAAACCGAAATCGGGCGTCCGGTATCTTGCCGAGCTGTCAGATTTTGATAAGTCGGATGTTATCCGGTGGTGGCGAAAACAACCTTTTGATTTGCAAATCCCGGAGCATCTCGGGAACTGTGTTTTCTGCATCAAAAAGTCAACGCAAAAGCTGAGGCTTGCATGTAAAGACGAACCAGGTCTGATGCGAGTTTTTAATGAGCTGGTTACAGGCAAACACGTCAGGGATGGTCATCGCAGAACAGGTAAAGACATTATGTACCGTGGTCACCTGACGCTTGACGGAATTGCCAGAATGTCTGCCAACAGCGACTACAGAAATTTGTATCAGGCGATGGTACAGGCCAGGCGATTCGATACCGGCTCGTGTTCAGAGTCATGTGAAATCTGGGGTGATCAATTGGAATTGGAATTCGAAGAGGTAGGGGTATGACAACCGAAATTAACTACCATGCACTGCTTGAGCGCGCACGGAATAAAGTGCAGAGCATTGAGTTCGCCTTAACACAGAGTGCATTCGCTGAGATTCGCGCTGAGCTTGAAAATGATTTAGAACTGGCACGGATTGCACTGGCATCTCTGGAAGTTGAGCCAGATGAACGCGCAGCCTATGAATTATTTATGGAAAAGCGTTTCGGTAAAACAGTCGATCGTCGGAGAGCAAAAAACGGCGATAACGAATACATGGCATGGGATATGACTCTCGGTTGGATCGTCTGGCAGCAACGAGCTGGTATCCATTTTTCAACAATATCACAGCAAGAGGTGAAATAATGGAGCCATACAGCCTCACACTCGATGAGGCCTGTCATTTTCTCAAGATATCCAGACCGACTGCTATTAACTGGATACGCACAGGGCGTCTTCAGGCAACACGCAAAGATCCCACTAAGAATAAATCTCCTTACCTCACAACACGACAAGCCTGCATTGCGGCTCTTCAGTCTCCGCTGCATACTGTCCAGGTGAGCGCGGGTGATGGCATAACAGAGGAAAGAAAATGTCACTCTTCCGCAGAGGTGAAATATGGTACGCCAGTTTCACATTGCCGAACGGTAAAAGATTTAAACAGTCTCTTGGAACAAAGGACAAAAGGCAGGCGACAGAACTCCATGACAAGCTAAAGGCTGAAGCATGGCGGGTCAGCAAACTTGGTGAAATACCTGATATAACGTTCGAGGAAGCGTGTGTCAGGTGGCTTGAAGAGAAAGCACATAAAAAATCACTGGACGATGACAAAAGCCGGATCGGATTCTGGCTTCAACATTTCGCAGGAATGCAACTAAGAGACATTACTGAATCAAAAATTTATTCAGCAATGCAGAAAATGACGAACCGGCGTCATGAGGAAAACTGGAAACTCAGGGCAGAAGCATGCAGAAAAAAAGGGAAACCTGTTCCAGAATACATGCCAAAACCAGCGTCCGTTGCAACGAAGGCTACGCATCTTTCATTTATAAAGGCCCTACTAAGAGCCGCAGAGCGTGAATGGAAAATGCTGGATAAGGCACCAATTATTAAAGTGCCTCAACCAAAGAATAAACGGATCCGCTGGCTGGAGCCCCATGAAGCACAAAGGCTGATTGATGAATGTCCGGAGCCATTAAAGTCTGTTGTTGAATTTGCACTGGCAACAGGCTTAAGACGCTCGAACATCATCAACCTTGAATGGCAACAAATAGATATGCAGCGCCGGGTGGCATGGATAAACCCGGAAGAGAGTAAATCAAACCGCGCAATCGGCGTTGCGCTGAATGATACTGCATGTCGCGTTTTGAAAAAACAAATCGGGAATCATCACCGTTGGGTATTTGTGTACAAGGAAAGCTGTACCAAACCAGACGGAACGAAAGCGCCAACAGTAAGGAAGATGCGGTATGACGCAAACACAGCCTGGAAAGCGGCGCTGAGACGGGCTGGTATTGATGATTTCAGATTTCACGACTTGAGACACACCTGGGCAAGTTGGCTAGTTCAAGCCGGAGTCCCGTTGTCAGTGTTACAGGAAATGGGAGGCTGGGAGTCTATCGAAATGGTTCGTCGATATGCTCACCTTGCACCTAATCACCTTACCGAACACGCACGGCAAATAGACTCGATCCTGAACCCATCGGTCCCAAATTTGTCCCAGTCAAAAAATAAGGAAGGTACTAATGATGTGTAACTTATTGATTTAAATGGTGCCGATAATAGGAGTCGAACCTACGACCTTCGCATTACGAATGCGCTGCTCTACCAACTGAGCTATATCGGCCCTGAAAGGACATGTTCACGAACGTGAATCACGGTGGACAAGGTTAAAACTAACCGGGCGATGCGTCAATGGCCTTGTGAATCAAATGGCTACTTTTGCATCACCCGGTTTTATTTACGCACGAATGGTGTAATCACCAATGCCGATCCACTTGTAAGTGGTCAGTGCTTCCAGCCCCATTGGGCCACGCGCGTGGAGTTTTTGTGTGCTTACCGCCACTTCCGCACCCAGACCAAACTGGCCGCCGTCGGTAAAACGCGTAGAGGCGTTAACGTAAACAGCGGACGAATCCACTTCGTTAACAAAACGCTGGGCGTTGCGCATATCGCGGGTCAGGATCGCATCGGAGTGTTGTGTGCCGTGTTCACGAATATGGGCGATGGCATCGTCAAGATCGCTGACGATTTTGACGTTCAAATCTAATGACAGAAACTCATCGTCATACTCTTCGGCTTTAACAGCAACCACCTTCGCAGGGCCTGCCTGCAACTGCGCCAGTGCAGCTGCATCTGCGTGTAATGTCACGCCGCTTTCCGCCATTTGTTTGCTTAATGCGGGCAGGAAGCTATCGGCGATGTTTTTATTCACCAGCAACGTTTCAACCGTATTACATGTGCTCGGACGCTGAGTTTTCGCGTTGACGATCACTTTTAATGCTTCAGCGATCTCTACACTTTCATCAACGTAAATATGGCATACGCCTATACCACCTGTGATCACCGGGATTGTCGACTGTTCACGGCACAGTTTATGCAAACCAGCGCCACCACGCGGGATCAGCATGTCGATGTATTTATCCATACGCAGCATTTCACTGACCAGCGCACGGTCAGGATTATCAATCGCCTGCACGGCACCCGCCGGTAAGCCGCAGGATTTCAGGGCGTCCTGAATCACCGCCACCGTTGCAGCGTTAGTGCGACACGTTTCTTTGCCACCGCGCAGGATCACCGCATTACCGGTTTTCAGGCACAGCGAAGCGACATCAACCGTCACGTTCGGGCGCGCTTCATAAATCACGCCAATAACCCCCAGCGGTACGCGACGACGCTCAAGACGCAGGCCGCTGTCCAGTACGCCGCCATCGATTACCTGCCCCACCGGATCGGCGAGGTTGCACACCTGACGTACATCGTCGGCAATGCCTTTCAGCCGTGCGGGCGTCAGTGCCAGACGGTCAAGCATCGCTTCGCTAAGGCCATTGGCTCGCGCGTCAGCAACATCCTGGGCGTTAGCGTTGAGGATGATTTCGCTTTGTGCTTCCAGTTCATCGGCGATTTTTTCCAGCACGCGATTTTTTTCGCGGCTGGAGAGTTGCGCTAATTTATACGAGGCTTGCTTCGCGGCAATGCCCATTTGTTCCAGCAT